ATCATTGCGGAGGTCAGTACATCTAAATTTCCAGCTAAAGTCTGAATTGTGCCCGCAAGGACTTGAGCTGCGCCAGAACCTTTACCTGACTCACCAACAAATTTAGTAATTTCGTTGTTGAGTAGTGTTAAGGATTGCCCAATAGTGATATCAGTTTTTGCAAAGAGTGCATCAACATCTTTTTCTACATTTCTGAGTGCTTTCACAATCTCTTGAGATGTAATTTTCCCTTCTGCAGCTACTGATCGTAATTCACCTACAGTAATACCCATACCCTGAGCAATTGCTTTTGCTAATGCTGGAGTTTGTTCCATTACAGAGTTCAGCTCTTCACCACGTAATGTTCCACTTGCTAAAGCCTGTCCAAACTGAACTAATGCAGCATCGGCCGCTGAGGCGCTTGCGCCACTAATTGCCACAGCCTTAGAGACTGTCTCAGTTAAACGAGCAGTGTCATCCATAGTGAGATTTAAGGTTTTTGCATTGTCGCTAAACCGTTGGTAAACCTGTAAAACAGAATCCCAAGCTGAATAGGTTTTTTGTGCAATTCGAAAGGTATCTTCTGTTGCCTTATTTAGCTCGACTTGGTTGTTAGTTACTAACTTGAGGCGGTTCTGAAGACCTGTGTAAGTGTCCATCTTAGAAATGGCGGCACTTACAGTCACCAATCCAGCCATATATCCAGCAAGTTGACGTGTCGCAACAGATAACGCATCCATTGATTTAGTGGCAAAGTCGCCTTTACGCTCAATGCTATCCAGCTCATTGCCTAGATTGCGTGCATTTCGCTCTGCATTTTTAGCATCAATTACAATGACCAAACGGGATTCTTGTGCCATCTTACTTTCCTCTAGGCAATAAAAAACCCGCTTTCGCGGGTTAATTGTTTAATTTGAATTAATTTCTCAGTGCTTTCTCACAATATGGCGATGCATTTTGTAAGTTTGGATCTGGGCTGTACTGGTAACTACCTCCACCATAGTAGTTAACTTTTAACTCAAGTTTAGAGTCAGTTTTACTTTTAATCGTTTGCTTTAACCCTGATTGAACAATAATTTCATTACCATTTACTTTTAGCTTTTCAATAGAATCTTTACC